ATCCTTACTTTTAGAATTTGATAAATATCGTTTGGGTGGGTTACTTGATAGTAAATTAAAGAAAAGATTAGAAAGAACCATCAAAGTTGTTGGTGGTAAGGTAGATGCCGTAGGTAATGATTATATTAAGTTCAGGATGAGTGATTCAGGTTTGGTAAGATTACCTGCAGTCATTAAAAAATTAGATAGAAATAAAAATGTATGGATAAGTGATAGATATAAGACTAATATTTGGGATAGACGAAAAAATATTGATAGGGTTAGTGAAAGTAAACAAAAAATACAAGAAGGAATGTATGACCCAGGTATATTTAAAGCTGTATTTTTAGCAGGTGGACCTGGAAGTGGTAAAACACGAGTATCAAGGTGGATATTTGGTATTCCAGATGGCGTAAATCTTTCACCGTATGGTCTTAAAATGGTTAACCAAGATGCTGAACTTGAATATTTCTTGAAGAAATTTGGATTTGGAGTGGATATTGATAAGATGCCCACAGATGTTTTCAGACAACTTACAGATCCAGGATACAAAGATTATTCTGGATTAAGAACTCATGCCAAAGATTTAAGTGCACAGAGATTGGAGTTGTATAAGAAGGGTAGATTGGGATTGATTATAGATGGAACGGGACATAAATTTAAGGATGTTAAAACCCAGAGAAAAGAATTAATGGGATTGGGATATGATACTTATATGGTATTTGTAAATACAAATTTAGATGTAGCACAAAAAAGAAATATGGAAAGACCTCGCAAACTTCCGTCTGAGGTAGTTGAAAAATCTTGGAAAGAGGTTCAAGATAATATGGCTTATTTTCAAGGGTTATTTGGTGCTCCCAATTTCTTACTTGTAGACAATTCTAAATTTTTATCTGAAAAGGAAGCACAGAAAAAATTCAATATGTTGGTTAAAAAAGGAATTGGTAAATTTATGAAGAAACCAATTAAAAATAAGTTAGCAAAAAAGTGGGTTGAGAAACAGAAGGTCCTTAAAAAGAAATAGGAGAATTAATTATGTGGGATATTGTATTCATTATTAGTATGTGGCTTTATTGGTTTAGTGAAGGGTGTACTGAAGGATATACATTTGCTAAACCTAAACGTAGAAAAGAAAATAAACTAATATGTGGTCGTGTAGGAGAGGGAGTGGCCAAGGTGGATTATCACACTTGGAGACTTGGAGAAAACTTAGGTACAATAGGGCTTCTTGTAGGTGCTTATTTTTCAACAGCAGCTGTTTTAAATTTTGGATTGTTTCTTGTAGGAAGTTGGTTAACAGGAACTTGGATATATGAACGGGCATTAAATTATGTTTTTTCTAATGATTTGTTTCCACAAAAGGAGCCATATCATTTGTTGGGATTAACGATACCACGAAATCAGATTGTTGAAGGTATTATAACAGCCGGGTTGGGCGCCGCATTATTGATAGCAGGAGTTATGGTATAGATGCAGACAACTAAATTAACAGAATATCTTATAGAACCATTTTTAGTAGAACAGGTAAAAGCTAAAAAGGTTGTAGGAGTATATTCAGGTCGATTTCAACCATTTGGTCCACATCACAAGAAAACCTATGAGTGGTTAAAGAAGAAGTTTGGTAACGCTTATATTGTAACGAGTGATATTAAGGGAGGTTCACGCCACCCAATGAATTTTAAAGAGAAGAAACGTCATATGATGAAAATGGGAATACCTTCTAATAGAATTATCAAAGTAAAAAATCCATATGTAGCTAAAGAACTGACCGAAAAATTATCAGAAGATACTGCAGTTGTTTTTGCATTTGGTGCCAAAGATGCCGGTAGATTAGCAAGTGGTAAATATTTTCAGGACTACAAGAAGAATAAGAACAATTTGGTTGGTTATGAAGAGCATGGATATGTTTTAGTAGCACCTCATATTTCAATGAGAGTAGGTGGAATGGAAGTTAGTGGAACTTCTATGAGAGAACTTTTAGGTCATCCTAAATACGAAGGTGGCGGAGAACGAAAAAAGTTATTTAAAAAAATGTTTGGTTATTTTGACCAGGGTGTTTTTAATATGTTGACTAATAAGTTTAGAAAGTTGTATGAAAAATTGGATATATCAGTAAGAGAGTTTGAAGGTGATAAGATAGGTGATTTTTTAACTACTATTGATATGAAAGAACTTATAAAAGAATCCAGTACCAGCGTTAATTTTGAAGTTGATGATGGACCACCTATTCATTATAGGGGATTTAGTGATTATAAAAGAGTTACTAAAGCATGGATAGATGATATGTATAAAGGTTTAGGATGGAAAGTAGTTCACTATATTTTGTCTAAAGGAGCAGTCGATCCAGATTTTGATTATACTATGAAATACTCGGTTGTTCCAGCAGTAGCTTATGGTAGATCACATTCAGGAAAATATGGTGAACGATTTGGTGTAAAAGAACCAATTAAAAAATATCAAGAAAGGTTAAACGGAGTTTTGTCTACTCTTGGTTGGGAAGTTGTTAAGTGGATGGGTCTTAAAGACGATTTTAGTGGAGTTTCTGGAGTAGAAGTTGAGGCACCAGTTGCACCTGGTATTGATGGAGAGGATTCAAATACACAGAGAGCAGAGAGAGATAAATTAACAGGCAGTAAACTTCATAGTATAGAAGAAATGATTGATTTGTCTGATTATATTAGTTTGATATCAGGTAATAAAATTAAAGAAGATGTTAAGTATGGTGGAAAGTATAATGAAGTTGGTTTTATAGAAGATATAGAAATAAAGGGTATAGGTAAATTAAAAGCAAAGTTTGATACTGGAAGTGAAGTGTATAGTGCATTACACGCTGGGAATATAAAACAATCTAATGGTATGGTTGAATTTGATATAAATGGAAAACATCTCAAAAAGAAAATAATAAGAAAACAGAAAGTAGATGTTGGTAGTAAGAATATAGAAGATAGGGTTGTAGTTGAATTTCCTATGAAGTTAGGTAAAAAAACATATCCATCTGTTAGATTTTCATTAGCAAATCGAAGTGCTAATGAAACAGAAGTTTTAATGAGCAGAGATTTTATAGACAAGTATGATTTTGTAGTAAATGTAAATGAAGAAGATATAAAACCAGATATAATTAAAAGTTTTGTTATAAGAGACACTCTGAATACTAAATTGTGGGATGGTGATAAGTTAAAACCAGAAATTAAAAAGAAACTTTTGGCCATTGGTAAGAACTTTTTTGAGGATTTAGAATTAGAACCAAATGTAAAATTGCAAGATATTACTTTAACCGGCAGTATTTCAAATTATAATTGGTCTAAATTTTCAGATGTAGATTTACATTTACGAATTGATTTTAGTCAAGTAGATGATGATGAAAATTTTGTACAAAATTATGTATTGGCGAAGAAAACAATTTGGAACAATAAACATGATATTAAAATTTATGGATTTCCAGTAGAAGTATATGTAGAAAATGTTGGAGAGTCTCACGTTGCTTCGGGGTTATATTCTATATTAAAGGATGAGTGGATAGTAATACCAAAGAAAAAAGAATTGCAAATAGATTTAGATGATATTCGTTCTAAAGCAGAAGGTTATTTAGGTTCAATACCAGTATTACAGCAGAAGATGAAAGATGGTAAGTATGATGAAGTGGTTGAAATGGTAGAAAAAATTCAAGAAAAATTAAAGAGAATGAGAAGTTCTGGTTTAGAACGGGGCGGGGAGTTTTCAGTTGAGAATCTTGCATTTAAAGCGTTAAGAAGGTCGCCTTTTATTAGTGATATTATTCAAATGAAGAATGATGCGTATGATAAAAAAATGTCAATGAAAGAAAGAATCAATTTAGATGATGAAGTTAGGTTACTTGTTGAGGGGGGAGCCTATGGACACATGAATCATCCATTTGATGATAAGGATTTAACTTTTGGAGATTTGAGAACAATCATAGATTTGGGATTGCAGGGAAATCTCGATAGAGAAGAAGCAGTAACAGAGAAAACAGATGGTCAAAATTTGATGATTACTTGGAAAAATGGTAAATTATTGGCAGCAAGAAATAAAGGTCAAATTAAAAGTAAGGGAAAACGTGCTATGTCTGCTGCAGGAGTTGCTAGAAAGTTTAGTGGTCGTGGTGAAATTAAGAAAGCGTTTGTTTTTGCAATGAAAGATTTAGAGAAAGCTGTAGGGAAATTAACAGACAAACAAAGGAAGAAGATTTTTGACGAAGGAAGTAACTTTATGAATTTGGAAATCATTTATCCTACTACAGCTAATGTAATAGATTATGATAAAACAGTTTTACAATTTCACGGAGCCATTAAATATGATGATAGTGGAACAGCAACAGGTACAGTTCCTGGTTCAGGTAGAATATTACAAGGAATGATTAAACAAGTAAATCAACATATACAAAAACATTTTAAGATAGAGAAACCAGTATTTTTAAAAGTTCCAAAACATCAAGATTTTTCTTCAAAAAGAAGTTCTTATTTTAGTCAATTAGATAAATTGAAGAAACAATATGCTTTAAAAGACACAGATACACTATCTATATACCATCAAAGGTATTGGGAAGAATATATTTACAATGCTACAAAACAATATAAGTATACTATGCCCAATAAAGTATTAGTGAATTTAACAAAACGATGGGCATTTGGTGATAAGTCTTATAAAATACAGCAAATAAAAAATGATATAGATAATGAGAAGTTTTTAGATTGGGTTTTATCTTCAGATAAAGTAGATGTAGAAAAGAAACAAAAAGAAAACATGAAACCGTTTGAGATATTATTTTTCAGTCTTGGTGCAGATATACTTAAAAATATAGATGGATTTTTAGCAGCCAGCCCAAAAAAAGCAGTACAGAAAATTAGAAAAGATGTTAGTAAGGCAATAAAAGATGTGAGAAAAGGTGGAGATTTAAAGAAGTTAAATAGACTTAAACAACAACTTTCTAAATTAAATGCAATAGGTGGTTTGGATGCTGTTGTTCCAAGTGAAGGAATAGTTTTTAAATATAATGGAAAAACTTTCAAACTAACCGGGAGTTTTGCTCCAATAAACCAGATTACTGGTTTAATGACATTTTAGGGAGGTTATTATGAGTAAAGAAATAGAAAGACAAAATAAAGCAATGCAGTCTATATTAAGAGGTGAAGAACCAGAAAAACGCGTATTTTTTGGATATGACGGTGATAAAGAATTAGCTAAAAAAGAATTTGAGGAAGCTCAAAGACAAATTGAAGAGAAATTAGACGCAACTAAAGAAGCAAGAATGCCTTGGTTTTGTCCTAAATGTGATGCGGTTATGAAGAAACGATTAGACGACAAGTTTTGGAGATTGTATGGATATTGTTTTGATTGTCAGGTAAAAGTTGAAAATAAAATGAGAATAGAAGGGCAGTGGGAAAATTTTGAAAGAAAAAAGGTATTAGAAAATAGAAAATCGTGGATTTTAGATCAAATTGAAAATGTACGTGAATGGAAAGAAAAGGCAGGCAAAGTTAAATTTCATAATCAAGTAACACCTGATGGAATTACATTAGATGAAGAAAAATGGAATTCAAATCAAGATTTCATACGTAAAATGGCAGATGAGGCTTTAGAATTGTATGAAAGTATGAAATCGGAAGTTGAAAAAGAATTAAATGATATTTATGAATAGGAAAGTATATCAAAAGGAGATAGATAATGACAGCAAAGGAACAACTACGAAAAATAATTAGAGAAGAAATAAAATCAGTTTTGGATGAAGCAGATATTGAAGATACAAAACTGCCATCTCAGGTAGAGAGATATATGAAGAGATTTATATCTGCAGTTAAAGACGCAAGGTTAAATAGGAGAAAGATATTAGCGATTTTAATGAGAGTTATTGGAGCATTGGGTCTAACAAAGGCTGATTTGCAAAAATATACTCAAAAAGTTAGAAAAGAAATTTAACTATGGGATTTGTAAAAAAGTTGATTTTTAGTGTAGTTACATTATTTAGAAAGAATAAATTGGATAGAATACAGAAAGAAATTGAAAAAACAAAAATTAGTAAAGAAGATTCGGAAGAGGCCGTGGAATTCCTACGAAAATTTTCCAAGAGAGAATCTTAGTATATACATATATATAATAAGGAGAAGTTAAATGCCAATTATAAATGATACAGGTGGACAGTTTGTTCAAGGACCAAACGGTAGAACTGACGCAGGATGGCACGGCCGTCAACAGCCACAAGCAAGTGGTTCTTTAGGGCTAGGCAAGTATAATAAAATACATTCTGTAACTGCTGGACAAGTCTTTGATGCCACAGGATCAAATGCTGGTGCAGCCGCTTTTATTGTTGAAAATGTGATGGATGCTGTTATTGAAGCGGCCAATGGTGGTCAGATAACCGCAAGTGGATCATTAGATCAAGGAACTCTATATGAATTTGGAGTTATTAGGGTGGTTGCTGGAACAGCTGGTATTGTTCATGTTCTGTATAAATAATAATGACTAAACAACCTAATTTTAAAGAAGCAATTAAGGCTGAATATGTTAGATGTGCACAAGAACCAGCACATTTTCTTAGAAGGTATTGTATAATTCAACATCCAATAAAGGGCAAAATTCCATTTGCCCTGTTTGATTATCAGGAAAAGACGTTGAATGATGTGAATGAACACAATAATAATATTATTTTGAAGGCTCGACAGTTAGGAATATCAACATTAACTGCTGGATATGCATTATGGATGATGACATTTCAGAGTGATAAGAACATATTGGTTATTGCTACGAAACAAGATACAGCAAAAAATTTAGTTACAAAAGTACGGGTAATGCATTCAAATCTTCCAAGTTGGTTAAAACAAAGATGTGTTGAAGATAATAAATTGTCATTAAGGTATAAAAACGGATCTCAAGTAAAAGCAATTGCAAGTACAGATGAAGCAGGACGTTCAGAGGCACTGTCATTATTGATTATAGATGAGGCGGCATTCATTGAAAAAATAGATTCAATATGGACTGCAGCACAAAGTACTCTTGCAACAGGTGGTAAATGTCTTATATTATCCACTCCAAATGGAGTTGGAAATTTCTTCCATAAAATGTGGGTTGAGGCAGAAGATGGAATAAACGATTTTAATTTTATAAAATTACATTGGTCATTACATCCAGATAGAGATGAAGAATGGAGAAAAGAACAAGACAAGTTACTTGGACCGTCTCTTGCAGCACAGGAATGTGATTGTGATTTTATTACATCTGGACGTACAGTTGTTGATGGTCTTATATTAGAAGAGTATAAGGAAACTCAAGTTTGTGAACCATTAGAAAAGCGGGGTGTTGATGCAAATCTATGGGTTTGGTCGCCACCTAATTATACAAAAGATTATATAGTGTGTGCTGATGTTAGTAGGGGGGATGCAACAGACTTTTCTGCACTTCATGTTATAGATGTAGAGAGTATGGAACAAGTAGCAGAATATAAGGGTAAAATTTCAACTCGTGATTTTGGAAACCTTTGTGTTAATACAGCTACTGAATATAATGATGCATTATTGGTAATAGAAAATGCCGCGATTGGTTGGGCAGCAATACAACAGGCGATTGATAGGGATTATAAAAATTTATTTTATATGAGTAAAGATTTACAGTATGTAGATACTCAAAATCAAATGACAAACAAACACAGGTTAGCTGAAAGGAAGATGGTGCCTGGATTTACAATGTCAATGAAGACACGACCTTTGGTTGTGGCAAAATTAGAAGAATTTTTTCGTGAAAAATCCGTAATAGTTCATTCACATAGATTGGTTGAAGAACTGTTTGTGTTTATTTATAATGGACAGCGAGCCGAAGCAATGGCAGGATACAATGATGATCTTGTGATGAGTTTTGCAATAGGTTTATGGATAAGAGAAACGGCATTAAGGCTTAGGTCAGAAGGAATTGAATTAATGAAAAAGACAGTAAGCAATATTGCGGTAAATGAAGCGGTTTATACTCCAAAAGACGTTTCTTATGGAAAAGAATGGGAGATGGAAGTTGGTCCAAATAAAGAACGAGAAGATTTAACTTGGTTAATTAAATAAGAGGTAGAAAATGGCAGACAAAGATTTTTACAGTAGATTAAAACGACTTTTTTCAACAAACGTAGTTGTTCGGAATATTGGAGGTCGAAGATTAAAAATCGCTGATACAGAACAAGCTCAGGCATTATCAAGGCGGTTTCTTGTAGATAGGTTTACAAAGTTATATTCAAATATACAGTCATCTTCATTGCGTGCAGAACAACAGTATAAAGCACAACAGAGACTTGGACTTTTCAAGGATTATGAGCAAATGGATCAAGATCCAATTATTGCATCTGCACTTGACATTTATGCAGACGAAAGTACTATGAAAAGTGAATATGGAAATGTTTTGGAAATTAATACTGATAATGAAAATATTTACGATATCTTACATAATCTTTTTTATGATATATTGAATATAGAATTTAATTTATGGCCTTGGGTTCGCAATATGTGTAAATATGGAGATTTCTTTTTACATTTAGATATAGCAGAAAAATATGGAATTATAAATGTATTTCCAGTTTCCGCATATGATGTAGTTCGGATTGAAGGTGAAGATATAGAAAATCCTTATTATGTGAAATTCGCGGTTGAAGCAGAAGATTATAGGTTTGGTGGAATGCAAAGAAAGCATACAGGAAATAAATCTGGTGTTCACGAAAACGAATTTGAAAGTTATGAAATTGCACACTTTAGACTTTTATCTGACGCAAATTTTATTCCGTATGGTAAATCTTCAATAGAATCTTCACGTAAGATATGGAAACAGTTAATGTTGATGGAAGATGCTATGTTAATTCATCGTATTATGAGAGCACCTGAGAAGAGAGTTTTCAAAGTTGATGTAGGTAATATTCCACCGGCTGAAGTTGACAATTACATGCAGAAAATTATAACTAAGATGAAGAAGGCCCCATTTGTTGATGATGCATCAGGTGAATATAATTTGAGATATAATATACAAAATGTAACAGAGGACTTTTTCATGCCAGTTCGTGGTGGTGATAGTGGAACTCAGGTTGATTCATTGCCAGGTTTAACTTATGATGCTATAGATGATATTGAATATCTTAGAAATAAATTGTTAGCGGCTCTTAGAATTCCAAAAGCGTTTCTTGGATATGAAGAGGAAGTCGGTTCTAAAGCTACACTTGCCGCAGAAGATGTTAGGTTTGCACGTACTATTGAAAGAATTCAGAGAATAACAATTAGTGAATTGACTAAAATAGCCATCGTACATTTATTTGCACAAGGATATAAAAACGAAGAACTTGTAGATTTTGAATTAAATTTAACAAATCCATCTACGATTTATGAGCAAGAGAAACTTGAACTTTGGAGTACTAAACAAGGTCTAGCAGCAAGTCTTATGAGTGATAAAATAGTAGATTCAGAGTGGGTTTATGAGCACGTGTTTAAATTTACAGACGAGGAAAAGGAAGAGGTAAGATTGGGTATTATTAAAGACCAGAAACGCAAATTTAGATGGGACCAAATAGAAAGTGAAGGAAACGATCCAGTTCAGAGTCATCAGGCAGTTGGAACTCAAGGAGCTATGATGGGCGGTGGTGAAGAACCAGGTGGAATGGCTCCAGATGAGTTAGCGTCAGAAAAGGAAAAGTTTGGAATATCTAGAACAGGACGAGAATTAGATATGGAAATGCCCGAAGATGGTTGGCCAGGAAGTGGGAGACCAAAAGAAGGCCCGAAATATGGTAAAGATGGTTCTGCAAGGGGTAGAGATCCATTAGGAGCTCATGATAAGAAGAAGGGGGGAAGTAGTTCTCCAAAATATAAAGGATATATGGGACGTGGAATAGCTTTGGCTCAATATGATGCTTTGAAGAAAAGCCTTGGTGGAAAAGTTGGAAAAACAGAGAAAAAGATTATTTTTGAGACAGCAGATGTAGAAGAAGAATATAAAAATGAAGTATCGAAAGGCACAGATGATTAATTTTAAGAAGTTTTTATATTTATAAATGAATAAGTATATTGGAGTGGATAAATGTCTAATGATATAAAGCATAAAAAGATAAGAAATACAGGACTTTTATTTGAATTATTGACGAGACAGATTACTGTCGATGTGCTCAATGATACAAAGTCACCGATGGCGGTTAAATTATTTAAAAAGTTCTTTAAAGAAGATACAGAACTTGGAAAAGAATACCAATTATATCGTGTATTAATGGAAGAAAACTATAGTTCAGAGGCAAAAGCAAATTATCTGATTAACGAAGTATTAAAAGCACGAAAGAAACTTAATGAAAGTATATTAAGAAGGGAAAAATACAATCTTTTAAGGGAAATCAAGAAACAATTTGTTTTAGAAGACTTTTTTCGTGCCAGAATTCCTAATTTTAGAGTTCTTGCCTCCATATACAAAATATTCAAAATGGAATCTGCTAAAAGGGAATTCAACCCAAAAGAAGTAACTCAAGGTAGATATAGTGTTATAGAACATATAACTCGGAAAAAAGTTGTTCCAAAATCAATTGATAATAAATTAGTTGAACACTATCAAAAACAAGAAAAAGATTTAAGGTTGTTAAGCTATCAAATTTTAGTTGATAAGTTTAACAAAAAATATAAAACATTGAATTCTATGCAGAAGAATTTGTTGAAAGAATATATTAGCAATATCTCCAATACAAATAAATTAAATGAATTTATTAAGAATGAAGTTGCAAATGTAACAAAGATTCTTAAAAGGTTTATTCCGAAAGTTGATGATAAAGTTACTAAGATTAAATTGACTGAAGCTATAAAACAAACAGGTTCATTAACTGCGGGAAGAATTGTAAAAGACAAACAGGTTGTAGCATTGATGAGATATTATGAATTGATCAAGGAGCTACGAAATGTCTGTCGATCTTAAAAAGTTAAGAGAAATAATTAGAGAGCTAATTCGGAAAGAATTAAAAGAAGCCTCTGTTACGGCTAATATCGCTGGATACGAAACTCCTCGTGCATTTAAACCCAAAAAGAATAAAAAGAAAAATAAAATGGGGTATGATGAAGGTCATACTGATCCATTAGTAGGAACTACTTATTCAAGATCAATTGACCCCAAATTAGCTAAAGTATTATGGAAGAAAAGACTTGGAGAGGGGAAGTATCATCAATGGAGAGATGACCCTGATAGAAATCCAAGACAAAAAATTGGAAGTTCAATACGGGAAGTCAGGAATCAACTCACGGAATTAGAAAGAGTTGTAAAAATGAATGTAAAACTTAAAAATGAAATGGGAGTATCTCCACAGGATTATTGGAAAAATACTCATAAAGCTTTAAAAAGGATAAGCGAAAGATTAGTAAAGTTAGCTAATAAGATTGGTCAGTTATATTAAATTATATTTTTGTCATGGGCAAAGAATGGAAAAAAGAACGGGATTCCGTAGCGTCTCGATTATTAAAAACCAATTGGCTACAAAAAAGATGGTTGAGGGGAATTTGGAAGCTCGACAAAGTGAGAGCTATAGAAAAAATTGACAGTTGGATTAAACATCTCAAAGAAGTGAGAGATGAGATTATAAGAATGAGAAGTTAAATAAAGGAGAGGTAAAATGGCACTAAAGGACTTAATTGAAGACAAAACAAAATTTATTCGATTGGATGCTAACACACCACATAAAGTAGGTAAATATGGATCTCCACAATCATTTGATGTTAACGGATACACGGTTACAGGAAAGGGTGGTCATATTAATCCACACCACGGCGGAACACAATCGGGTGGCCTACCAAAACATCCAGCTGCACATACGTCAAAAATGGAAACAACTTTTGGAAAGATAGGAGTGGTGAGAACATTCCATCAAATAAATAAATTAAAGACAGAGGGATAAAATGAGACAATTAATAGTAGATGTATTGCCGTTTGAAATCACCCCACAACAAATTGACGAGTCCTTTAAAGAAAATAATGGCAAGTTAATCGTTACTGGAGTTTTACAACGGGCAGAAGCAAAAAATCAAAATGGCAGAGTTTATCCGAAGGACGTTCTTACGCGTGAATCAAAAAAATACGCGGACACTTTCATTAGAGAGAGTAGAGCACTTGGAGAACTTGATCATCCAGATAGTTCAGTCGTGAACTTACAGAATGCTTCTCACAACATTAAGAGAATGTGGTGGAACAATAATGATTTACTTGGAACTGTTGAAGTATTAGGAACTCCTGCTGGAAACATTTTGAAAGAATTATTTAGAAGTGGAATTAAACTTGGAATTAGTTCACGTGGTTTAGGTTCAGTAGAAGATATTACTGAAGCAGGAGAAGGTGAGACACAGGAAGTCCAACCTGATTTTGAGTTAATTGCTTTTGATTTTGTATCTAATCCATCTACACAGGGAGCTTTCATGTATCCTATGAACGAGTCGGTTGATGTAGAAAGAAAACCGCATGAATGTGGGAAATGGTGTAAAGTAGAACATATAATTAATGATATTATTCGAGGAGTATAAAAATGGATGCTAAACTCAAGGAACTTTATGCGGTAGTAAAAGAACAGTCAGATGCGGCCAAAAAGGCTAAAGCTATGGGTTTAGTTTCCAAAGGATACGGAAGGTGGGCAGACCCGAAAACTGATAAAGTTGTTGCACAGACTAAAAAAGGCAAGTTAGAGCCAATTGGCGGGGATAAAGGTAAAAAGAAAGCCACAAAACAAGATGTAGATTCTGATATGTATGCTCAAGATACTTGGGATAAATTTGGTGGAGATACTGGAACGGATGCAGATTTTCAAGGTGAACCGCCCGAAGGTGCGAGAGAACCTGATGATGATTATGATCCTGAAACTGGTGAATTTACTGGAGATGACGAGTTTGCACTAAGTGGAACTGATACAGATGATCCAGCAGGTGGTAGGGGTGATGCTTGGATGCACGGTGATGAAGAACCAAAGGAAAAACGTCCAGGTGGAAAACAAGCAGAAGATGATTATCAGAAAGCAGACCAAATGATGAAGAAATATGCTGGTGTAGATATAGAGAAAGCAGAATATTGGGCAAAGAAAAAGAGACAGGCATCAAATGCAATGATGGGTGAGATTACAATTGATGGTAAGAAATATAAACCAAAAGGAAAATTAGTAAAAGAATCAATTCATCCACTTCGTAAACAATATGAAAGGATAGGGGGAAGGTAAAATTGATTAGTTTAAAGTCATTACTTAAAACGGTAAGAGAAGCAAAAATTACTTCACCAAAGAGAGGAGTGGAAACACCATTAGATGCAAAAATTCAGATACCTGGATATGGAGTAATGACAAGAAAACAGCTTCAACAGTCTATTAAG